GTCGAACTCGATAACTATCCGCTTGATGTCGGCGATTGGAAGATCTTCTGACATCACGACCATTTCTTCGTTGACCAACGTGTATGTCTTTGATTCTTCCAGATCAAAGAATGGAACGACATCCAGAACCATCTCCGACGCACCATTCTTGAATTCGACGGTGGTTCTCACTGTGCCTCCTGCAGATCCAGATGGCTGAAATGCCTCTCGCCGACGTTGTCAATATAGACGACGTAATCCGCTCTCGACGATCCGTTAGAGACAATTCGTCCTGTCTTGCCCATCAGCGCAGGTTCTTGGTCACAGTAGACCACTCGAACTCGAGTGCCTTCCGGAAATCGCAGTGCTGCGGTTTCCTTCCCTGTGATTCCGTTGGCCTTCAGATGGATCTTGTTTGCCGCATCCCGTCCTTGCCGAACTCCTTCAGGATTGAATTTGCGGCTGGCTGAAAGAGACGATGCCTTCTTCTTGAACTGGTTCATGAACTCGTCGACGGCATCCTGTGACTTCTTGATCCGCATCAGAGCTTGGTCGTCGCTTGATCGTCCTTTGAGTTCTTCGAGATATCGCTGCGCAAGACGGACAACGAATGCTTCGAGCCACGAATCACGAAATCCGTGACCAACTGGAACTCCTTCTCGTTTGCACTTCAGCAGATACTGATATGCGGCAGTCTTCGACATTCGAGCGGCCGCGCGTTGAAGTGTCATGAACATGAACTCGGCGACCGCGCAGTCATCCGGACGACCGACCAACGTGATCACGCTCGAATTCGGATAGACCAGGATGCGGCAGAAGTGAGCCTCGGCGACGATTCCTGCGAGCTTCTCGATCCACAGGACTCGTTTCAGCTTGACCTTGATTCCAGGATACTTGTCGTAGTCGATGAAATGTTTGGTGACTGGCTGGTCGCGTTCCATTGCCGCGAACTCAATGTCGCTCATGTGGAGCTTGTGGTCGAGCAACATCTTCTGGAGCAGTTCGGCGAATGCCTGAGCTTCTTGTTCGGAGCCAATGGCTTTGGCTCCTTCGGCCATGTTCTTGATCTTGGTGAGCTTGTCGATAAGCTTGGAATCAGTCATGCCGCAACCTTCTTCTGACCATTCTTTCGCTTGTTGACTTCGTAGAATTTCTCGGTATACATCTCACCATAGAAATTCTCGAGTGCGGTCGCGATAACGAACGACGGAAAGACGTTGAATCGTTGCGCATCCTTCTGGATTCGTACTCGAATTTTCGGATGGATGCATGAAAAGACCGAACGACGACCACCTCGGATTGCTCGTTGACGCATTCGTGACATGGTAGCCTCTTCTCCCACTGTTTCGGTGAAATACCGAAGTTCGATACGACTAGTATACTACGAAATAGTCACGAATGAAAGAAATTTCCTTCAGACGCGTCCGCGAATATTTCCGCAGTCGCGACACGTCCATGTCATGCGAAGTTGTTGGATATCAGTCCAGAATGTTTCGGTCTTATCTTCGTTGCGATGAGGACAGAGTCGTGGTTCGAGAGGGTAAGTCTTCGGCTTCTGAGGTTCCGGAGGCGGCGGATCAAAGAGACTGAACAGGTCAGTCATTTGTTCTCTTCTGATTTTGGGAACAGATCCTTCCATTCGAGCGCGATTGGCCGTCGCTTGATCTCGAACATCACAATCAGTGCTCTGATTCCACTCTGCATATCACTGTGAGATTCAGGATATGCTAGATCTGGTCGAGCTTCATGATGGCCAGCTAGGAATGTTTCAAGAATGGCTTGTTCCAGCCACTCGTATTCTGGTTTCAACGATGCTTTGGCCATTATTCCTTCACCAGTTATTCGGTAAGATTGCCCACGTTGCAACGTACCTTTCGGAATGATTATGATGTGATCTTTAGCCATCAATCTATTGATATCTCGTAGTATCGTGCTTGTGGATGTGGACCTTTCGAGTCTGGTGCTTGTTTCTGAAATTCTTGCTCATATCGTGACACGAATTCCTCGAACGTGAGCTCGCGAATCACTTGGAAGCTGCCGCGAAACCATTTGCCTCGATAATTGAGAAATTGGTTCTGATAGATCTTGCCTTGTTGAAATTCGTCGGTAGACCATGCGATGGTGATTCCCATCAATCTTCCATCTCGTAGGGATGAGACCATTCGCAAGGAATCCATCGCCAAATCAACACATTGATTGGCGTGCGGATTAGGAACCAGACGATTCTAACCACGTGCTACCAAATCTTGCAATTCGTCATCACATTTCTCGCAGATGTGGAATCCATTCGGTGTCCTCTGTGTTGGTGTTCGTCCTGATTTGCTTCCACCAGGATAACAGAAATCACACGGAATATTCTCAGTGAAAGTCGAACTCCGGGTTCTGATAGATTCGGATTGCTCTTCCGGAGATTCCTTCTCTTTGTCCACGTTGTGCCTTTCGAATCTTGTTCTGCGCAGCAGTAATCCACCGATCTGCGCCAGCCAACACTTCTTGCCAGGATCGTGTCTCTGCCAACTCCGACCATCGAGTCCGCAGACGCTTGTACATCTTCGGACGAAGGAGTTCGAGGAGTGATGGGTTCGTGACGAAAAGACGAAAGATTTCGGCGAACCATTCGTTCGGATTTGGACAGTAGCCAGAGATGGGATCCTCAGCAGTCTCGATCAACCAGACTTTGGCGACCAAGCCACCGCGAGCACCACGTGCATCTTCGACATGATGGCCAAGTTCGTGAGCGAGAACTCCGTATGGTGTGCGATCAACGACATATCCAGGATAAGACCAAGCACGAACGGAACGACCAATCGGAGCGCACGCATCAACCCAGATGCGGATGACAGAATCACGATAATAGGCACAGACACCGAAATCAGGATCCTTTCCAGGATACGACTCGATCTCAGGTATCCGGACGTGATTCAGCGCACACCAACGTTCGATGTGCAGCAGACCTTCGTGAAATAGTTCAGCACGAGATTTCATGTTGGTGGATTCTCCTTGTCTTGGAATGCACGCAACAGAATAGTGAGAATTGTTATCATGTCGAACACATCATCTGAAGTTGCTTCCTTCTCCATCTCTGCTTCTAGCCAAGTCATAGTGACTTGCTGGACGAACGTGTTCAACAAGTCACTCTTAGTCACGGATTCAGTCCGAAGTGTGGCATCACAACAGCGAGTCCTTGTGACGCGAGTGTTTCACCGAGTGAAACTCCGTCAAGATAGACGTCGCAGACCCATCTCGCGAAGCTCTGTTCGTCCTTGAAGCTCTGGACAGTGATGACTTTCGCTGCCTTAATCAGATTCTCGGCAGCATCCCGTGCTTTCAGACCAGAACCATCCGGATTCGAGAGCTCCGGACAATTGAAGCGATGCAGACGGACAATGACGATCAGGAACACTCGAAATCCGAGGTCGAGTCGGAAGGTGTAGGTGTCACCATCGTGCACGTTCACCACTTCGGCGACGCGATAGATATACGTGGGATTCATGAAATCCTTTCAAATCGGGAGCCAGGAACTCCGGAATCCCTGGCTCCCTTCGCCGTCACGCTCCGCTCGTCGGCATGGCCTACCAACGAGTTCCCGTCGTTGGAGTTGACCAACGCAGGTTCGTAGACATGGACGGACGATCTTCACGCCATCTTGACTTCGTCGGTATCGTGATCCACATCGAACGTCGCGTCGTCGGATGCGTCGTCCATGCTTTCGTCGCGGTCGACCACGATCTGCTTACCCTTGAGATTCTCGTGGAAGACTGCCATGTAGTCGAGGAGATTCTTGTCTTGGACGAATCCGGCACGCTTGATGACGTAGACGCCATACGGACCAGAATCAGACTTCTCGCTCTTGGCTTCAACAGTGTAGACACCTGAGTAGATCGGCGCATCGCTGAACTTGATGAAGCCAGTCAGACGATCCGCAGCACGACTCGCGAACTTGTTTGTGCATTTGATGGACAGCACGATTGGCATCGGATTGACGCCTTTGCGGAACATCTGGATCACGAATTCAACGAACTTCGTCGCCTTCGGCTTCTTGCGTTCACCAGTTTCTGGATCGGTAGACCAATCGTTCCGAGGATCACCGACGGGAACGTTGAAATCCCGGACGCCACCACCCTCTTTCCTCGGAATGAACTCAATGCGAACGACGTCGCGTCGAGCGGGGATGAAAGTGATGGGACCACGTCCGTAGATCTCCTGGGTGAGATCGTTGAACAGATCGTAGAGCTTCAGACCTTCGATGTAACTTGAAGAGTCCGGAATCATCTCCGGAGACACGCTCTGAGCGATGGCAAGCCGTGGGAGACGAATCTCGTTCGCGTCAATTTCCTCCGTTCCTTCGTGTGTGTGAGGGATGAAACTCGGTCGCGCCATCGAGACGGTCGGGAGTTCCATCAGAGCATCTGGCTTCGGATCGTCGGCCATGTTCATCCTTTCGTGAAGACCACTTTCGTGATCATGTAAGCACGAGTTCCGTCAGGTTCGTTCTGTCCCGAGAGTAGCAGATCTTTCGCAATAGAGTTTGCTGTTGGCCACGGAAGCGCGAGTTGCTGCTCATAGCCATGACGAACGCACCACTTCCGGAACTCTGACTTCTCATCGACTGAAAGCCATGGTTCATACTGGATGCGGATGGTGTCGTCGGTGGCGAGCTTGAGAGATTTCGTTGCCTCGACCTCGTATTGGTCAACAAGCAATTGCTTGTAGGCTTCAACATGGTCGTTGATCTCTTTCAGGACACCCTTGAGAGCATCTTTGATGTAGCGAGTCTTCGAGTATTCGGCAGCCAAGCTGTAGGCTTGAATCACCGAACCGCGATTCAGCATTTTCGTCATCTCGCCAAGATTGTGGATTGCCTTGACAAGATCGTCAACACCGATTTCTTTCTTGACGATCTTCTGCTTAACTGCTTTGACGCGTTCGTGTTTGGTGGAATCTTCGAAGTCGGGAACTGCTTGAAGACGAGGGAGGGTCAGATGATCGTACTTACCCACGTCACACGCTCCTGCCAGACTCTTCGGTTGGCTGGGTGAGTCGGCGAACCTCGCCGAAACTCAACGACTAAGTATACTACGAAATCGTTCTGAACGCTATCACGAACTTTGTGATTCTTTCGGAGATTCATCCTCCAATTCTTGGATCCATGCACTCGTTGTCCATGTCGCGATCTCTTCTTTTCGTCGTTGTGCTTTGTCGATGATGTGATCGATGGTGCGCTGACCATTCGGTCCTTCAGCAATCATGTGGAAGTAACTGACTGCGTGAATCTGACCTTCACGATGAACGCGATCATCGAATTGTTTCTCGATGAAATAGCTGTAGTCGCGTGACATCTTGACGATTGTATGAGAGCCAGTAAAGTTGTAACCAAAAGCACCTGCTGATGTTGCGAGTACGACTGCTGGTCGTGTTTTATCAGCAGTCATGGGATGTAGCAATCGAACTGCTTCACGTTTTTCAAGACCGCCACGGAGCTCACCAACATCAAGATTTGGGAACTCATCTCGGAGCTTCGCAGCGGCTCGAGCAAGTTCAGGACGGAATCGGATGCGAACGAGTGCTTTGAATGCAGAATCTTCTTCAAGACGGATCTTCAGCCACTCGATGAACACATCCTGTTTCTCAGAACTCAGTTCACGGACAGGATCTACTGGTCTTCGTGACCTTTCAGTGAATGGGATGAAATCCGGTCGGGTTTCATCTTTCATTTCTTCCTGGATTTCATCTTGGAGTGGTGATTCTTCAAGACCTCCGATAAATCCTGATGTGATCTGCGACAGACGCATGGCTTTCACAACTGCTTGCGCTGCCGCCGAAACTGCTTCTGGACTCTTCAGCCAGAGAACCATTTCATCTTTCATCTCCTTGTAGCGTTTCCATGTTGCTGGCGAGAGTGTAACCGGAATCACCACTGGAGGGAGCTTTGGCGGAAGATCGACGCAGTTCTCTTTCAGACGACGAAGCACGTATGGCGCAAATCGTTGCTGTAGATCCTCGATGTTCTGCCATCCGAGATTGATCTTGTAGATGTGACCATCGCGAGTTTCTTTCGATGTTCGCATCTGATATCGTCCACGAAACATCTCCTTGGTTGGACAGTCAAGGATGTCCGGATGCATCATGTTACCCTGACTGAACATATCCATCGGTGAGTTAGCGATTGGTGTTCCGTTCAGGAGAATCACTCGACCCACTTTCTTTCGGATCGTGCGGACTCCTTTGGTCTGCAGAGACTTACTGCTTTTGATGGCTGTTGATTCATCGAGAACGAGCAGAGTAGATCGTTTCATCAATGGAACAAGAGGTTCGAGGTGTTTCTTGTTCCGAAGATACTCGTAGTTGGTGATTGTCCAATAGAGACGACGATTCGCGAACTCTGGAATCCACTTCCACGTTCGCCACTTCCCATGATAGAGAGTGATTTGGCTCGGTAACTTCTCCCAGAGATGTTTCGCGAGCTCGCCAAGTTCTGGATCGTACCACACGAGACGAGTTGCTGCTGGTGCGACGACTATGACATGATCAATGATCCTCGCGAGGAATAAGAGCTGTGCAGCTGCGATAACTTGAAGTGTCTTGCCGGCACCCATCTCATCGAAGAGTGCGAAATATGGATTCTCGAGCAGTTTCTTGATTCCGATGACTTGGTGAGCCCATGGTCGGAATCGGCATCGCTCAAGATGAAATTTCTCTCGGAGGAGTAGAGTTTCAGGAGTGTCTTGGACTTTCTTGGCGGGGACTACGAGTTCGTCATTCATGTGAGTTCGGTTTATCTTGTAGTTCGTTCCACAAATTCACATCTGGTGTGATGACTGCACCATTGTTTCGGATTTCTGCCCATGACCATGATTCAGCGCCTTCGACACGAAGTAGGAACTGAATCTCACCAGTTGGTAACTCAGGATGGTTTGTCTCACGTAGAATCCGTTGAACTGCGTCAGCAATCTCACGCTTCTGTCGAACTGAAAACATAATTCCTCATTTGGTTGGGAAAACTCCATGAAGAGCATCTGATGCAATCTTCTTCGCATCAGATAGAAATCCATCATCGCGGACAATCCACTCCAGATATCCACGATCTCTTTCGAGCACTTTCTCGATCCAGATCTCCTTGTGCTTTCCGAATCCCATCACGCAACGACCATCTTTCCAGAGGAACTTGCCTTTCTTGTCGATACGATTAGAATTCTTGTTGAAACACATGTCGTGCAGAAGTTGCAGATCGGCAGGAAGCACATCAGGATGACGTTGGAGTTGCGCAATTGCGACTTCAAGTGCATCTTTGGCATCACCAGCCGCTCGATGTTGATCCGTTGGTTTTCGACCAAGATATTCCTCGACCGCATCCACCAATCGTCGTTTCTTTGCGACTCCCCATAATTTGTAGGAATCGAGGAGTCGTGCGCCGTCTGATGACCAACGAACTCCAGAACGATCCATTTCATCCTGAATGACATCGATGTCGAAGACGATGTTGTAACCACAGTAGTCACAATTCTGGAATCCTGTTGCTAGATTCGCAGCAATCTGATGAAATCGCGGAGCTTTCGCCACCATCTCATCATTGATGCCGTGAATCTCTGTTGCTCCTGGCTCAATTGGTTCACCAGGATTGATGTAGGAACACCATTCCTTTGGTTTCCGTTTGTCTGGATACTCGACCACAAAACCGAGTTCCACAATCCGATGAGTTCGGAGTGTGGTCTCAACATCGACAGCGATGAGAGGTCGAGTAAGTTCAAGAATGTCGTGAATTCGCATATCGATGTGGCATCAGTCGGATAAATTCGACAATCTGTCCTGTTCTCACATCTATCCAGCGTTCAACATGAGGCCAATGTCGATACGCGAGGAATGCCCACCATCCTGGTTCAGTCATCGGTGTGGTGGATATTCTCGCCACTCCGAACGGATTGGCAGACTATCAGACATTCGCATATCCTTCCAGTCGTGCCATTTGCGTGAGAGCCACAGAATGAATCGTAGCATCAGTAGTTCCTCGTTTCCCAGAAGATGGTGTTTCTACGAAGGACACCAACTGGACAATCGAAACACGTGAATTCTATTGTCGCATCAGGAAAGAGATCAAAGAGTGCGTCCAAATCATCACGTGATGGAGGATCCATGAACGAGTTGAGTAGAACGAACGTTTCGACTGGTGAACGTGGTTTGAGTATGCCTTGTGACATCGCCACACGCATAGGAAAATGACTAGCGCCAATAAAGCCTTCAAGACCACGAAATGTTCGACACACCTCGCCTTGAATCGTTTGATGTGAATCAGGAACGCGATCATCGATGAAATAATTGCCTAGTCCGTGAAGTGAATCCCACAAATGGACTTCAGTCCAGAATATATCTCGTGTAACACCTCGCCACATTCCACCACCGCCACCACGTTGTGCCATACGAAATCCATATTCGGGAACTTCCCATGACCAAGCGATATCAGGATCTTGGGTTAGTCGTGTTCGGTTGCCGAGAACTCCTCGATGCCAGAGATCGAAGAATTCAGCTTTTGTTCGTATCTCCATCTTTGGTCACACGAAATTGTGCGGATCCAACAAAGTTGGCGATCATGTCAACTTTGTCAGCTTCGTTTCGGATCGCTTCGGCGAGTTCGTTGTACATTCTCACACGACTGCTGCCAACTGCAGTCTGCTCAACATCACGCGCAATGCGACGGAGATTGAGACTGATTTCCTTCACTGTTTCAATTCGCACGTTTGACCTTCTCTTCCCAGATCTTCTGACGACGAAGAATCCACTCGGTTGCTGCGAACAGCCAATCAACAGGTTTGCCGACGGCGACAGACGCAGCATTGAGTTCGAGTAGTGCTTGAGAGAATCGTTCTGGTGCTGGCAACTCTCGCCAAGCTTCGTGAGCTTGCAGAATCTTGAGAACCATCTCCTGCCACGGATTCGGATTCCGTGGCTTGATACGTTCGAGTCCGAAGTGCGTGTCTGCCTGCAGCAGGATTTCAGTGATCTGGTCATCGAGTCTTCTGATGGTTACCGACGGATGTTCGAACTGCGTCGTCGGATAGATCATCGGAAGATTCTCGACGTATCCCGTCTCGTAAGGATTCGGCGTGTTGATGAAATCAGCGACAGATTTCACTTGCTCGAACGCCTCGCGATATGCGTGCCAGTTGACTGAGATCTGGCGAAAGACTCCAACCGGACAGCCGATCCAGATTGCCATATATTCGAGGAGAACTGAGAAGTGCACAGCGTTGGCACCATACGCTCCCCAGATGATATCATTGGATCGGCAAAACAGAGTCATGTCGAGCCGACCTTCTTGATCACGTTGAAATGTTAGGCAGAGATTGCACGGAAATGCTTTGCCATTCTTGCCGAGATCAGATGTGGGATCCCACATCTGGAGCACACAACGACGACTATCGCGATGGACGCGAAGTTCTTCAGCAATCGGTTCGAGTTGATCGAATTCGAACCACTTGCGCCATCGGTAGCCATACGCATCGTGGATGGTTTTTCCGTCATCGCTGTAGTTGATCATGTTCTTTGCATAGCGAGCGACGGATCCAGCATCGTTGCGTCCGTTCAACATCCACAGACTTTCGTAGAGATGGAAGAACGGATTGGCGTCGCGTTCTGGCCAGAACAGCACGCGTTCGAGTGGTTTCCGATATATGGTTGTGACCGGATACGGAGTCAGGATGACTTTCCCGTTCCGACTATCGCGTTCGTCACCATGTAAGATCAGGTGACTGACAGCAATTGGCAATACTTCGTGCACATTGCGTGCATCAATCACTACCATCTGTGGAATTTCACGAACGATCATGATCGTGTCTCCGGAAAGAATGGCGTAGCGAGAATAGTTGGTTCTGGCCGAAGTTGACCACCTTCGATGTAACCGTGGTCTTCTACAGTTTCACCATCCCACATCACTGAATACATGATACATTTCTGCCCAGTGCCAGACGGTGTGGATGAGTAGACGCGATTGATTTTCCCACGTTTGAAGGGACGCAGTTCATCCCACGTGGATTTGATGACGCGGTCGCCGACTTTGAACATTAGAGATACCGACGTTTCAGTCGTTGACCTTGGGCACCACGACTGTATTTGTCATACTCGCAAAGCCAATGTTCGACTTCGCGCATCTCCCACTGTTTCCAATCTGCTGGCCAATAATGAGAATGCTGGCTCATGGCCAACAGATTGTCGCACTCCTTCAACATCTCACACTGGTCAGTCTGGGATCCACGATGAAATGCTCGTGAGTTGTCACGAAGAATGCGACCCATACCATGAGTTGCGCCAGGACCGAGATTGGCCCAATTCATGATATCGACTGCATCCTCCAACACGGGAGTCCATCGCAAATCAGTCACAACTTCGTATGCCATGAATGGTCCAAGATATGGAATATCCTGAAGATCCATCCACGCACGACGAAGTGAGTTTCCCCAGAGCTTGACCATGTCTGGTAGAAGGATTCTGGCCACTCGAACACATTCGAGGATTCCATCAAGCTTGTTCTTTCCAGTCAACGTCTTGATCATGTATGCACCAGTGACCAATGGCTTCACATGAACGAGACGTCGGTTTGCTTCATCCTGATTCCATCCGTTGAGCAGCAGATCCTGGATGACTTCACCAGTCTCGATGCGGTTGAACCAACGGAAGATGATGGTAGCTTCGACGATCTTCAGATAATTGCGTTTAACGCAGAGAGGAAATCGCACGTTGTCGCGAAACCAGACGGTTGTTCGGTCATCTTCACGATGGACGTTGCAGAACCGATACTCCTGAAACACACCGTCTGTGGTCCATGGCCAGGGAAGACCTTGTTCTCGTCTCAGTTTGATCTGATATCGTTCGCGTGCGGTCGCGAAGAACTTCAGACGTTGATCGTCGACGGCCATCCCATTGCCTCCAGAACTGCATTCAATGCGTCAGTTCGGTTCAGAAGACGGAAATCAACTCCAGCGTCACGGAAACGCGAACGCTGATTCTTGACTCCTTCCATCTTCTTGTGGGCCGTCTTGATTGTAGATTCTTTCATCTCCTGGACGGAGCCTCGTTCGTCTCGACGTGCCTGGATGCTCGCAATGCAGACGTCAAGCGGAGTGTTGAGTTCGATGACCATCAACTGATACCGACGCTTGAGATCACAACATCGGATCACATCACTGGCAACGATGAGACCTTCGTAGATCACATCCCATCCCATCTTGGCTGGCGCTTCGATGAGTTCGTAGATGTAGTCAAGTCCGTTGAGAGTGTCGCAACCACCACATGCTGTTTCGTAATGGCCAGGAACGTAGAGAGGACGAACCAAACTTCTTGGTTCACGATAGAACCTGTAACCGACTGGCTGCTTTCTACCAGAACGGAACATTGGTTCACGGACCTGGTAGTTCTTCATCAATTCACGCACGATGAAACTCTTGCCAGAACCGGACGTTCCTCTTAGATTGATTATCATGACTTTACTGGTGCCTATATTCTACTACGTTTTCTTGTGAAAAGCTAGAAGAAACGTTGCAGAAACGTTGCTGTAACTATCTTTGATCCGGATGACATTGGCCGTTGCATCCGATGTGGAGGCACTTTGAACAAGTCGGACGATTCTCGATTTTGTATGGTGTGATTTTGCTGAAATCACGACCATGACGTTGTGCCGCTCGATCTTCAAGCAACCAGATCGCACATTGTAATTGAAGAATTACTCCGTCATTTCGTTTGTCAGGAATCTGATTGTTGAGATATTTCACTCGGTCAATCAGTGCGCGAAGGACTTCCTGAATGGTGGTTCCGGGATGATGGTAGACATTGCCAGGATATCCTGGTCCTTCGCGTTTCACGAACTGAAGTGTGTTGGTGCGGAATGGTCGCGATACTTCTTGTTCTGGATCGTTCAGTTCCGCGACTTCTGGTTCACCATCAAGCCACTGGAGTTCGTAGACGTGACCAGGATCAATAACCTTCATGTTGTGATCATCCTGAAATAATCGAGAAAGAGTTGCTCTGACCACTTCCAATCCCAGAACGACCAGTGCCCAACCAGATCTTCTTCCTCTTTGGTCATCGCTGGAAATTCACCATCACCTGGTCCGTGATGTTCATCAATCACAAAATCCTTGCCGAATGCTTTCCTCGCTTCAAAGCGGACCATCACTCGATCGGCTTTGGTGATAGAAGGATGAAGACTCATCGGAAGATCAAATCTCTGGTAGATTCGACTCTGCACTTCGTGTTCGAGGAGTCGATATCCATCAAGAAATGCTGTCCTCTTGATCCATCTCGTGATGTCACCGAGATATGCTTCTGCTGCATCATGCAGAAGTGCTTGGAGTCGGATCCATTTCGCTTGCGCAAATGGATCTTTCTCCACTACGCGAACGACATAGACTGAATGTTGCGCGACACTGATCGGCTTCTTTGAATGGCCAGCAAACCGATTGCACAATGCCAGCGCATGTGCGATATCTTCGATGCAGATATCCTCGTGTCGAAGATCGGTCGGGTCGATATGCTTGCCAGTGAACGTCGTCTGCAACCAGTTAGTCATGACTCGAGATAGACGTTCTTCGCTCTCGGTCCGCGCTGAGAATGTTCCAGATCATCCTCGAACGTGACCTTGTCGTCCTGAGTCATCTCGGTGATCTCCGCGTTCCGGAGATTGCTTTTGTGGAAGAAATATTCGCGACCATCGTCACCCTTGATGAAACCGAATCCCTTGTCGATGATCACTCGTCGAATCGTACCATGTATCGCCGCCATGTCGCCTCCTAGAACTTGAAATCAAGCTCAACGCTGCCGATTTCGAACTCCCGCCGATGACCCGGATACGCTGTTACTTCGATGACTTTCACTGTGATTGCCGACGGATGGATTCCTGTCTTCCGTTTGAAGATTTCGAGTTGCGTGCGGAGGGCGTTGACCAAATTGACCTTGAGTAAAGAAATCTCTTCGGCGACGAGCATAACGTCCATAGATGTCTCCATAGACTGTTGGTGGCTCGAAGATAGAGGTTCCGTCGAGCCGTCGGAGATTAGGAAGTCGCCACGATTCATCGGACAGTGTGCTTCGCTGTGGTATCCACGTCCGCATATCCGGCACTTCGGGCCAAGCGAAAGGAATGGGATCCCAGGTTGTGGCGACATATGGCGGACTCACTTTCTGCAGCGCGTCCGCTGCTTCTTGTGGTGAGAGTGGTTGAAGACCGACGCATGAAACTATGATGCCGATAATTGTACAGGTCATTTGTCAGGATCCTCGTATTGAAGATGGGATGCGTTCGGTTGATCTGGATGTTGTTCAGACCATGATTTCCATCCTTTCTCGGTGAACTCAGTCGAGTAGACTTCGCCTCGCGGAAGAATCGGCTGCCAGTTCTCGTCGCAGAAAACACGATAGTGCGTCACGATTGCTCTGGCGGTTGGCATCTTTGCAGATTCCATCCACACGAGTTTCTTGTTCTCGCCGAAGAATGCATCAACCCACTTCTCGGCCAGTTTGTTGTCGAACGGACGTCGCTGATGAGTGACTGGATCAGCAAACGACAACGACAAGTGAAGACATTTGTCGTAATCAGGATTCTTAAACCACCCACTCGAATGCATGCCCTCATCTCGAGTGAAGATGATCAGAGTTCCTGTTGCAGCATGGAAATGAGTGCACGGTGCATCTGGCAGACCTTGACCACGATGCGTTTGCCGAGTCATCGCGATCAGGCGTGCGTTGGCCGCGAACGACGACAACGATTCAAGAGTTCGCTTGTCAATGAACATCATTTACCTCGCGTAATGTTCGGCAATTTCATGCGTTCCGGATACTTCTCAGCAAACGCACGGAATTTCGCAATCGTTGCTTTGTTGCTGAGCAGATGCTCCTCCTTCGCAATCGGATCCGAATATTCGGTTTCGACGACAATCTTGCCATAGGCTTCGAGTGTAGGAATCGCCAGACGATCACGAGCACGGAGCAGAACGAGTGGTTCCTCTTCCGGAACTTCCTGACCGTTGGATGTTTTGATGACCGAGATCTTCGCTGTTCTTAGATCTGCGTGGATGTGGAAACGAGACGTTAGTTGCCTATTCATTGAGACCAATGGTTCGTGCAGCATATTTCTCGCAGCACCAGGATCCTTGCATTCGAGCGCTGTGCAGACCAATTGATGTTCATTGTTCACAGAAAGCGTATGATTTCCGCACGACGGACACAAGACGTCTTGGATGAGTATCATCACCATCTCCATTTTGGTCCGCGAACCAGTCGCCAGTTCGGGATTGTTTGCAAACCACCGTCAAGAGTGCGATATCCGTTGCACGTGACTGTATCAGGAAATCGTGACAGAATGATCCGCTTCGCTTCTTCTTGCACTTCCTTCGATTTGTTCATCGACGAATCGCGAAGTGCTTCTCGTTTGTCAACACCGATCGCAGCGACTCGACCCAGACAACCATCTTTCTCACGATGTGCTGCCGAACGGTAGACATCTTCGTATGCCGGCAGATTTTCGTCGAGGAAGAAGGAAGGATCTTCGCATGCTGCACATAGTTGCGCACCACCAGTGATCAAACCGAATGTTCGCTTGAAACCAGTTCCGAGCCAATCCTTGCGTGCCGTATTCTGAAATCCGTTGAGTGATGTTCCGAGTGCTTCAGCACACTTCCGCGCTTCTGTGATGGCTTCAATCCACGGAATTGGTCCTTGCTTGTTCACGAACATATTCGCATGCCAGTCATCATCGAGTCGGAAGTAGAACCGAAATCCTGCCTTGAATGCTTGCCGATAGCACTCAAGAGATTGCGGAATCATTCCGACTTTTCCTTCAACCACTCGAATCTGGGAATTGGCGATGGTCTTGTTCGCTTCAAGTGTTCGTGGATCTGATTGAATGATGATCGGCAACGAAATGTTTTGCTGTAGCAACAGTTGCAAAGTGCGCAACGGAGTTGCTCGTTTCGTCGGAATGATGATGACCGTATCCTTCAGGATTTGGTCGGTTTCAGCCATATCGGTTTCCTGTGATTGTAAGCAGATTCGGTCAGCGCAATCTGCTCTGGAGTTGGCGGATCGTAGTGAGGAAGAAGTCCGCTGCGTGGAGCTGACGGAGCATCACATTCGCGACACGGACCCCAGTTCCGATCGTGTTGCAGAAGTCGTGCTCGAGCGGCTTCCATCTTGGGATGTTTCCAGAGCTCCTCGAGCGTGAACGTGTTGACGTTGCCGATAATATACTCCATCCGCCAGTCGTCGCAGCAGAGCGTGAGATTGCCTTCAGTCGTGAACGTCATCTCACGAAATGGTCGACCACAGTTGCGATGGAGTGGTTCACGAATTTGCTTGGTCTGATTACTTCCAGCATGAGTCTTGACGAGACGACTTTGATGTTCACCATCTCGAACTGACAAATCATCCATCAAGATGATAGTCCTCTGCCACGTATTGTGCCGAGCATACGGACTTTCACCAGCTGGCATCATCTCGTCGAAATAGTCAACAACTCGCACATCTTTCAGAGCCCACGCTTGCTCACGAAGTTGATCGCGTCGTTCTTTCGGATAGTAGGTATCGAGCAAGATGAAATTCAATCCTGTCTCGAAGATCTTCTCGACTGCGTCCTGCATCCGATTCCGCAGAGTGTCACCATTCGTGGTAACCATGATGCTGGCTTCAGGCAGATACTTTCGGAACATCTTGAAGATTTCAAGATGTTTCGGATGCATCAGTGGTTCGCCACGCATCGCATACTCGACACGGATTTTCGGACACCAGTCGGCAGCCTGAGATGCGATTCGTTCGGCAGTCGTGAGAGACATGTATTCGTAGTTGCCTGGTCCTTCGCGAATCGCCGTGATCCCGCAGAAATGGCAGAGACCACCAGGACCGGATCCGTGGCGCATCGAGCAACCACGAACCAATTCAGGCTGAAGGCACCACGGAGTGCCACCTTCATCAGCGCGCAGTTGCTTGGCCATAATTCCTCACGAAATGCTCGAATCGCGGATTGTGTAACAGTCGCGGACGTTGAAGACGAATTCGGTCGATGATCTCTCCTGGTGGAACTCCTGTGACTTCAGCACAGGCAGGGATGGCAATGAGTGCGGACCGATTGTATCCGGAATCGCAGTGAACCAGGACTCCGGTGTATTCCATTGTCTCAGCGACCTCGTTGATGAGATCAGTGACCTGAGTTGGAATCTCCTGCAAACGACTGTCCCGCAGAGGAACATGTTTGTAGACGATTCCGACTGTTTGGCACGCACGTTCGAGGAAGTCGTCAGCAATGATGGCAACGTTCAACACCTTCCCGATATCCTTCTCGTGGATTTCGCGAAGCATCACTGTCGAGAGAATTCCTCTCGTGTGTCCACGAATGAATAGTCGTGGATGAAGTTCAATCAAGCGAGCGGACATGGTCGCCTCACAGGATTCTTGAGATTCGTTGTTGCCTTGAAATCGTAGATTGCGTCAGACCACGTGTAGCCATAATTGTACAACACGTAGCCAAGATCTTTGCGCACGCCATCCCATCCATTGAGCTCACCGAGAGCCCACGAAGGACTCACGATCTTTCGGACTTCGAGATGCTGACTCTTGAAGTCTGACTTCGTTCCCCACCAGCCAGCGATTTCCATCTCGTAGCCAAGCTCGGAGTCGAGACTTCGTCCCGGGTATTGGCGATGTGTCTTGTAGGATTCCTTATATTCGCAGAGCATGACTTCTTGCTCGAACCGCGAAATCTGGAGTCCGTGCTCACGAATCTTCTTGTAGTTATCGGCAGCAAGTTCCTCTGCGTTCTTTATCGCAGCATGCGAATTGAGCCGACAGTCATCGTTTCGGTCGTAGATCAGATTCAACGCTTCGCGAGGACTCCATCCTCCGTCGGCACGAATATCTGGACATTCAGCTGAGATGAGATCCATTCGATGCCAGATCTCGCACAATTTAGTCGCTGCGTATCGGCCGACATGATGCATATCTTTCGCGAAGTCCCACACTTCCTCGAACTCAGCATCTTTGAGAGTCTGGAGTTCTCTGACAACGTTCTTGAATCCCCAGAGGTAGTCCGACATCCGTTCCGGTGATTTTACTGTTCGACGTTCGCGACGAGTGCGAAGACCAGGCCAATATTCCTTGAGCCATTCCTCGGTTGATTTCGGATCCTCATGATTCTCGGGAAACACATGCGTCCACATTGCTTCAGCAGACGGCACATTGTAGAATCCGACATAGAGCATGGATCGCCAAACCTTCTCGACGAAATCACAGTCTCGAGACATTTCGACGACTGCTTGCATGTGAGGATCTGGACCTCCGGTGAGTCTCTCGTACATGCAGAAATCGAAGAAATGTTGGAAGTGATTCATGTTAGATCTCGCGATACGCCATCTGTGAACCAGTTGGGATTTCGACGAGCTTGAATCGTTGGTCAAATTCTTCGAGCAAACGATCCGCATGCTGCGCGGCTTGTGTGGAACCAAGCGCATCCGAATGAGGATCTGGCTTGTGGTTCGCTGCGAAAAGTGCCCATAGCAGTGCACGCGATGGAGTCATTTGTCACTCTCAAATTGGTGTTGATGTGCACGGATAATGTAATCGCACACCCAGTTGTGGTCAAATCCTGCTCGACGATTCACAGATTGTTGCCACTTCGCGAACTCAGATGGAGGAACGATGTAGATTTCTTTGTTGTCGTCCACCTTCGAGTAGATGATGTACCGGCAAAATCCGTGTTTCGCAAGACGGAGGCATGTGAGTTCTTGAATGCCCTTGGACGTGAAATCTGGATCCGCGTATTTGACTTCCCACCATGATGTGTAATGATTGCCGACAACGACAATATCAGGAACACCAGATGTTGTCTGCCCAGTTTCCAGACGGAGAACGACCCAAGGAACACGGGAACGCAATTCCCGAACGAGATCAGCTTTGAGAGATTTTTCGTCCATCTTGCTTTACTGCTGGAATCATCAACACCACGTAATGATAGAGACAAACACGCATCTTGCCTTTCTCATGAAAATCTATGATTTCTTGCCCGAGATGTTTACATCCTTCTACTTGACACAGATACGGATGTGGTTCAATCGGGAAGTTCATGCTGCTTCGTTGTACTCCTGAATGTCACGCCAGTTCGGACCGTAATTCGTCTCCCACAGAATTGGAATTCTGGTCTTGAACGACTGCCGATTCAGGATCTTGTGCACCTCACGAACAGTTTCGATTCCACCTCTTGCGTCACCATCCACTTCATCATGAACAGTGTAACGAAGCAGGAATCCAATTTGACGCGATACTTTGTGGAGCTCGACAAGCTTCTGCTTCATGATGTCGGCAGCACTCGGCTGGATTCGAGTGTTCAGAGCCTTGTGCGCTCGTTCACCACCAGGAAACGTGCTTCGTCGACCCAAGATTGACTTGATGTATCCCCGATTCTTCGCCAACTCCTCCGCTTTCTTCATCATTGGCTTGACTTCGGGGATCATTCGATTGTATAGTGCTTCGACCTCAAATGCTTCCTTCAGATCCGGAGCATCACGCCAGTTGTCATCATGCAGCAACTCCAGATAACGTTGTTTCGTGATGAATCCTAGCATCCATGCTTTCTTCCGAGTTCCTGCTCCGTAGATCTGAGCGAAATTCGTGTCTTTGTTGCGACGATAGGTCAGATCCGGTTTGTAGACCTTCCACATCTTGTGCGTTTCTTTATGGAAGCTCGCTTTCGGGTTTTCTTCGTAGATCCTCGCGAGTCGATCCGACTTTGTTTCTTCCGCGAAGAGACGATACTCAATTTGCATCGCATCAGCGGATAGGAATAAAGCATCAGGATGGTCCGTCTTGTCCGGCACGTGAAGACGACGGATGATGAACAGTTCATCATCGTGCGAATCGTCTTCTTCATCGTAGCCAAACATAGTTCTTTGCTTTGCGGGTTTAATCGTCCGCTGAATGCCGAATCCTTCAACAGGTGCCTTCGTAAGTCTCGTAGAAGAAAATCGGCCTGAAATAGTGCCAGCTGTGTCTCTTTCATTCCACTCATCTTTCTGAGATGGAAGCTGATGCATTGCGAAACGAAGGATTCCAGTTGACCGATCTACCAACTGCGCATAGGGCAACAGATAGCTGTTGCGCAAATCCATGAGCTTGCTGATAGTGAATGCGATTTCAGTTTCTTCGGAATGATGGCGATGTTTCTTGAGGATGTCGGTAGTGAAACTCGGTTGCCCTTCCGGATGTGACGCACTTGGTGCCGTGTATTCGAGTGGGATTCCAATCTTCGTCCACAACCGAGCCATGTCAGAAGAAGAATTGACGTTGAGACGGAATCCTGTCAGTTCGTAGAGCCGACGATATCCTTTCTCGATAATGCGTTGAGTCTCCGTCACCCAGCGGTCGAGGAGTTCAACATCAATCTTCGCTCCGTTCTTCTCCATCTCGCATACGACGTAGATGATCTCATCCTCTAGTTGTCGCACTTTCTGCAACCCGAGTTGAGTCATCTTAGGCCAGAAGATATCTCGGAGTAACTTGACTTGGCGAACATCTCCCACCGCTCGAACAGCAATCATGCCAGGAGGATAGTAAGCCATCCGTGCAGGATCGAGCTTCCATCCATCAACCACCAAGACTTTCTGTTCATCAGGAGGGAGGAAATCGCGACAAAGTGAAGCGAGTGAGAATTCTTGACGATGATCGTCTAGAAGAGCAGCATAATGTGCAACGTCAGAAACCTGGTTCCTTTGCTCTTCAAGGTCCACGCCCCAAACACGAGCCATGTGGACCTCGAATTTCGTTGCGAGATTCGTGATCCGTTTGCCACGAACCTGTTCGTGAAACCATCTCTTGCAAATTGCTTCATCATGTTGCGGACCGTCGAAGTTTCGGTGACCCCAGCCAAGATATCCGGATCGACCGTCTGGGAGGAACCAGCCACATCCAAATGGCTTCGAACCTCCCCACCATCTAACTCCATCGGTCTCAAAATCGAGAAAGATTTCATTGATACCATCCAGGATGGGAGGGTCTTCTGGTTTCCACTGGGATTGTGGATAATCCGGACGGATGAGATCAAAGAGACTTTGCGATTGAGTCACGACTCAAGTCTATTCGGCGCTGATGGTGAGATCCTCCAGGATCAACACGTCCTGGTCGATTTCCTCCAGATTCAGATTCTCCCACTCGTCGATCATCGCGCCGACGGCGCTGCCTTTGTCTGATTCCTGCCACTTCTCAGACTTCTCGTCGAATTCACCTTGCAGTCGTTCGAGCAACGAATCACGAAATTCTGCGAGTTGAGTCAGGATCTCGTTGTAGTTGTCAACCGCGTGCTGCAGCAGTTCCTTAGTCTGGTTGTAGGTCCCCCTGAGATCCTCAAAAGTCTTCGCTTCCTCGGCAGTGAGCTTGAAGGCCATGAGACACATCCAATCCGGAGATTAGGAGAGGAAATGGTGCTGGCTCGCCGGAGGGAGTTTGTTCCGGCGAGCCAGCGTCAAGACGTGAGGGCTACCAACCCAGCGTCCTGACCAACTTGCGAACATGTCGACGACGAGCTAGGCCGACGCCTGGGCGAACGGCTGCTCGACGTTGCCACCGGTGCCCGGCAGCGGAGCGCTCGACGATCCCTGCGACGCATTCGACTCGGCCATCTTCTGGAGCCGCTCGAGCTTCCGCTGGGTCTTCGCGATGCGCTCGGCGAGAGCCTCGGGCGACGTCTCCGCGGCCTTCTTCGCGAGACGCTCGGCACGAGCCTTCTCCTTCTCGTTGGCCTCCCGGAATGCATCGGACTCGAGCGTGATGCTCTCCGGAGCGCCACTGTCGGCGAATGCCTTGCGCGAGATGATGACGCGAGCGCGAGTGCCAGGCAGAAGGAACGTTGCTCCACCCTTCTCGTGCCGCTTGTGAAGTGTTGCCGTGAGCTGCATTGTTCTGATCTCCTTGAATGAAAGTAATACGCGATCGATACCTATAGTATACGCGCGAGCACGCGTGCGCGCTACTAGAAAATACGGGTGATGAAAGAATTATTCGGGTGAAGAGTCTGGAGTGATTTATCTAGTCAGCACCAGACGAGAAACATTCGGCGTCGCCACCACGTAGAACATAAAATCTTTCTGATGCAATGTTGTCATGAACGTTAGGGTATTTACATTTGGCCAGATTTACGGTAGAATGACTTGCCGATTGGGGCATTATGCGGACGCGCGTCATTCCTTGTAAGATAGAGGAATGTTAGGACTGCCCACCCCAATCACAGTTCTTGGATTCCCCAATCGGCAATCTACCAAATGGGCAATTCAGCAGTGAAACGACGAGGCGACCATCGTGCCGGAGCTACCAGACTGGCTTCAGAGTTATGTAGATAGAGGATTCCGTCTAATCTATTGGCCGCGAAAAGAGGGTGAGCAACTTACATGGAAAGGTCCGCGAGAAAAGAATTGGCCTGAGAAAGAATATGATCTTCGACAATTTGATGAAGATCATGATAACATTGGTGTAATCCTTGGAACAGAAATCAAACCAGGCCGATATCTCGTCGACATTGACTTTGACTCGCCAGAAGCGATTGCACTTTCCGCACGATTCTTCCCATTAACAGGAGTGATGTGGGTCCGTGGTGAACGTGGCCACGCATTCTACACCACTCCGAAACCAGTTGTCAAGCGAGCATTCGAGAATGTAGATGGAGTCACTTTCCTCGAAATGCGAGGAACCAAGGCAGACGGGAGTTATGGTCATCAGACCATGATTCCACCATCAATTCATCCGTCTGGCGAGAAACTTGAACTATCGTCCAAGATTGCGCATCTTGAAATCACACATCTAGAAAATCTTGAACATTCTGTGATTTTGTGCGCAGTCACGTGTTTGTTCTTGAAGAATCTTGGTCATCGTGCATTTATCCATGAAACACGATTGCAACTTGCTGGCTTCCTTCTTGAATGTGGTCTTTCTGTTGAAGATACAATTCTGATTGGCGAATCGATTGCTAATGCAACTCACAACAACATTAATGATGTTCCTCTTACAGTTAGAACAACTGCTGACAAGCTTCAGAATGGCCAGCCAGTTCAAGGAACGAAGCAACTCATTGCGACTCTCGGAAATGATGACCGAGCCAAACAAATCGTCCATCGTGCACAAGATTGGCTCGGTGGGAATCCATTCCTTGTTGATCATAAAGACCATATCCTGAAAGACCATCAAGAAAATATCCGCAGAGCGATCCAGAAACTCGACATCACCTTGAGTTTCAACGCATTTGCACAGTCGCCGCAAGTGCATTACAATGGCTATGTCGGCAGGCTCGAGGATTATGTTGTTGACCAGATATGGCTCGACATCGACCAACGATTCCATTTCCGTCCAACCAAGGATTTCTATCATACAGTCCTAGCGAATCTTGTTCGGAAACAAACATATCATCCTGTTCTTGATTATCTGAAGACATTGAAGTGGGATGAAACACCACGACTTGATACGTGGCTGATTGATTATGCTGGAGCAGCAGATTCTGAATACACCAGAGCAGTTTCCTCGATGGTGTTGATAGCAGCAGTTCGCCGAGTGAGGCAACCGGGATGCAAGTTTGATGAACTCTTGATTCTGGAATCAGAGCAAGGCCAGTACAAATCGAGTGCATTGCGAACTCTTTGTCCAGATGAGAGTTGGTTCTCCGATGATCTTCCCCTGAATGTTGATTCGAAAGTGGTGATTGAACGAACACGAGGAAAGTGGATCATCGAAGCAGCTGATCTCTCAGGAATGAGGGCAAGTCAGGTCGAGCATCTGAAAGCCATGTTGTCTCGACAAGTTGATGGTGCTAGACTTTCCTATGATAGGTTGTTGACTGAGTATCCGAGACAGTGGATAGTGATTGGAACGACGAATGATCATGTATATCTGAAAGATTCAACAGGCAACAGACGCTTCTGGCCGATGCAGATCAAGCAGTTTGATATTCGAGGATTGAAGGAAGCTCGGGATCAGATTTGGGCTGAAGCAGTTCATAGAGAAGAAGCTGGTGAGAGTATTCGATTGGATCCGAGTCTCTATTGGCTTGCGGAACTACAGCAAGAGAGAAGAAGAGAAGAGGATCCTTGGGAAGGAGTTCTGGACCAATTTCTTGATGGGAAGGACAGAGCATCTTGGGATGACTTGTGGGGAGTGCTCAAGATTCCGATTGATAGAAGGAGTAATATTGATCAGAAGAGAATAACGACGATCATGGATAGATTCGGATTCAAGAGACAGGCGATGAGACCAGTTGGTGGCGGGAAAGTGATGAAGATGTGGGTGAATAAGAGGGAGAAGCAGGAGAGATTGGAGGAAGAATGACGAACGCTAAATGTGAAGTTTGTGGAAGAGAAGGGAAGCATAATGATTATCGTGTTTTGAAAATACATGGAGGAAGTGACCTTCCAGCAAACAAGGTTGTTCTTTGCGACAATTGTCATATTAAGAAGAAGACATTTGATAAGATGATCTTCACGTTACCAGTAAACCGAGACCAGTTGCGCGAGTGGTTTGATTTAGCATTTCAAGATGATCATTCTGCACGAGAGGAATTTTTGCGGATATTGAAGATGGTTTTGAGAGAAATGTTGGAGATTTCGGATGAGATAGATAAGACACCAGACTATGCTGGTGAGTGGGAACGATTGAAGAAGGAGAATGGTGGTATTGTTAGAAATCCGATGAGTCTATTTGAGATTGAAATTCCACGACCGAAAGGAAGGTTCGAGTTGTGAAACCTTTGTCGTAACCGTGTAAGCGGTAACCAACCCGGCTTCCAAACTTACCCCACTCTCTTTTACTTCCCAGCCTTTTCCTCTGCTATACTTTATTTCTTTCAGTTACAATAGTTACAAGGTTACAAAGAATAAAAAGGACCGTAAACCGGTCCGTCAGAATCGATCTTCCGTAACTCCTTCGTAACCTCTCGAGCCTTTCAACTCGTTACCAGAAACTTCAATCGAACCTCTTGAGGTGCTCTTGGGTTCCTCAGAACTTCTCACCACTTGCTCGAACGAAGAAATTTTGTTGAAAGAAACATTGCTCTGCAAACTTTTCCACATAAACAAGAAACTTTGTTCTTTACTTCCACAAGAACAGCAACTAAGCTGGACGTGTGGAGCCGTCAAAATCGTCCTTGTTTGAGGTCTTGAAAGACAGACCCTCAACTTCCTCCACGGAAGCACGGACCAAGGACACGGCCGAAACTCCACTCACCAAGAAACAAATCAAGGAACGATTCCAGCTGTCCGCTGGCAAAGCCATCGAAGCACTTGACAAGGCGATGGTGAAGGCTGACTGGCCGGATGTTATCAAGGCAGCAACAGCGATCCTCGACCGAGCAGGATATGGGCCGAAGTCCACGATCGCGATCGAGGAGTTGCCTGAAGATCTTTCCTCGCTGACAGATGAGCAACTTGCAGAGCGAGCAGAGCGCGTCGCGAAGATGTTGCGGAAAGAAACAGCAACGAGCGTTCATTGACCACTTCCTCGAGCTTAATCCTCGAGATCCCGACCTCCATCACTCCACCACCGTCTTTCGAAGAGATTCGTGAACAGTATCACAGGATAGAGAAGGAAATCCTTCGTCGGCAGTATGTTCGTGACCCGGATCTGTGGGCAGAACATCGGATGAAGGCATTCCTGTGGTCTGGTCAGCGCAAGATTCTTACAACTGTTGCCATGAATCGGCGGACAGCGATCAAGACCTGCCATGAGATGGGCAAGTCTTACGTTGACGCATTGTTGGCAGCGTGGTGGATCGACAGTCATCCCGTTGGCTCAGCATTCGTTGTCACGTCCGCGCCTACAGCAAGCCAGGTCAAGGCTATATTATGGCGCGAGATCAGGCGCGCGCATACGCGCGGGAAATTAGCGGGACGAACCAACAAGACCGAATGGTATCTGCCTGTCGGCGACAAGGAGGAACTCGTCGCGTTCGGGCGGAAACCTGACGAGTACAATCCCGATGCGTTTCAAGGCATCCATGCTCTCTTCGTTCTGGTCATCTTCGATGAAGGAAATGGTATTCGTGGTCCTCTTTGGGAGGCCGCGGATTCGCTCATTGCCAACGACAACAGCAAGATCGTCGTCACAGGAAATCCTGACGATCCCTCTGGCGAGTTCTTCGAAGCCAGCAAGCCAGGATCCGGGTGCGCTGTCGTCGAGTTCAGTGCCTTCGACACTCCCAACTTCACAGGTGAGCCAATCCCCGAGCACCTCAGTCAGTTGCTGATTGGTCACACATACGTCGAAGAGAAACGACGCAAGTGGGCATCGAACTGGATCTGGGTTGACCGAGACGGACAGCCATGCGAGCCAGCACATGGCGTCCGGTGTGTTCCGCCTGAAGGAGCGCGATCAGAGGACACGAATCCCTATTGGCAGAGCAAGATCCTCGGTCTCTTTCCGGAGCATGCTGATTCTGGTGGTCTCATCCCGATTTCTTGGATTCGTGCTGCTCAGACTCGCACACTGAAACCCGAAGGAGCTAATCATCTCGGTCAGGACGTCGGTGCTGGTGGTGATGCGTCCACTGTTGCTCATCGTCGTGGTGGAGTGGTGCGCATTATCAACGAGGACCACAATCCGGATACGATGCAGACGTGTGGTCTGCTGATCGGTTTCCTCAAGTCCAAGAATGCGTCGCTCGCCAAAGTCGACATGATCGGCATTGGTCGCGGCATCGCTGACCGTGCCAAGGAACTCAAGCAACCAGTCATCGGCATCAATGTCGGCGAGGCACCATGGCCTGCTGAGTGCTTCGACATCGAAGAAGGAATGGATCCCGAGGGATTCATGAATCTTCGAGCTCAGTTGTACTGGTGGCTGCGCATGTTGTTCGAGAAAGGACTTATCGACATCGATGCTTTCGATGATGATCTGGCTGGCGAGCTGGTCGAGATTCGCTACAAGCGACTCTCGTCCGGCAAGATTCAGATCGAGAGCAAAGGAGAGGCGAAGAATCGTGGTATTCCGTCGCCGAATCGTGCCGAGGCAGTAATGCTCTCGGTCGCTCCGGAACCTCCGAAGAAGAAACGATACTCTGCGACCTGGTGATATGGCAAAAGTGCTGAACTTCCGCACTCTGGTCTCTTCGCTCATGTCACGTGCTGACCTCGCGGCACTGATTGGTCGTGGATTCGGTCGGAATCGAGACTACTACAAGGCACTCGGCTACGAACGAGTCATCAGTCAAGCGCAATATCGCGAAGAGTTCCGACGAAATGCGGTGGCTGCGCGCATCGTGGAAGCGATGCCGAAGGCTACGTGGCGTGCTGGTGGCGAGCTCATCGAGGACAACGATCCCGAGAACATCACTGCGTTCGAAACAGCATGGAATCTGCTGGACGAGAAGTTCCAGATGTGGTCCCTGTTCGAACGTGCTGATACACTCGCTGGGTTGGGTCACTATGCGATTCTCCTCGTCGGCGCACCTGGTGATCTTTCGACTCCTCTCCTTCGCTGTTCATTCCAACAACTGGCTTATTTCACACCATACTCCGAGGAAGACTCACCAATCCAGAAGAGCGATCTTGATTCCGCCAGTCCGCGATTTGGCATGCCATCTGTGTATGGCTTGCGTCGGATCACGGAAACTGCGTTGCTGAATCAGTCGCGCGACGAACGTGGTCGTCCCGTCGACTGGACGCGAGTCTTTCACATTGCCGACGGACTCCTAGACTCTCATTCCCACGGCATCCCTCGACTCGAACGCTGCTGGAATCTCGTTGCCCACGATCTCATCAAGGTCGTCGGTGGTGGTGCCGAGGCATTCTGGAAGCGTGTCGATGG